CTCCGAACGGGAAGGAAACCATTGGCCGCGATCCGATGGTTTCCTTCCCGTTCGGGCTGTGCACCGGCTTCTCAAGGTCTCGGATTTCATCTTCAATAACCTCGATCCGCTTCCCGGCTTGGTAATAACTTTCTAAGATTTCAATCGTCATCTTCATCTCCTGCGAGCAGTTCATGAATGTGCAAGTTGTTGAGTTTGTCCAGAATGATTCCGATTTGGAGCGAATTTTCCACGATTCTCTCAATCGCTTCGGCATTCGCTCCTTCGGCTATCAATCTTTCTGTGTCTGCTGTTACGCAATCCTTTCGAAGTCTCAACTCGTTTCCCAGTTGCTTCGAGAACTTCATTTCCGCCCTCTGAGCGCCTTCAGTTCTTCCCGTAACTGTTCGACCGTCATGTTGTCAATCTCATCATCTTCGACCTCTTTGAGCTTCTCCTTCAGCCATTTCTCCGCCGTCCGTGTGCGGTTTAAATTATTCCGCTCGCAGTAGGCTTCGAAGCGCTTCAGGAACTCCGCGTCCGTGAATGTGGGCGTGAATGATTTCCCCTTCACTTTTGTGCTCACATAATCGCGGGCCCTCTTCGGTTTATCGACTATAGCGAACTCCATCTGTTCCATGTGAAACTCCTCAAAACGGGAGATCATCTTCCCCGATGTCGTAATAATCCGGAACCTCGGGTTCTTCGTATGATCTCGGGTTAAAAAGCTGCGGTTCCGGTGCTCTGCGTGGTGCCTGGTCTGTTTTCGGTGTGCGGTTTGCCCAGTGTTCGACAATGTTGTAGCAACTTCTCCGCTTCTGCCCGTCTTTCTCATATGTGCGCGATGCCTGTCTTCCGATAACGGTGATAAGATCGCCCTTTTTGGTGTACTGGCCGAGAAGATCGGCTGTTTTGCTGAAAGCTCGGAAATCAATCCATTCGGTTTTGCGTTCGCCGTTTTTGTCTTTCCCTTCATCGACTGCGAGACTGAAGTTGCAAACGGATGTCCCGTTGTCCAGCTTCATGACTTCGATCTCTCTGCCGAGTCTCCCCGTCGTCATTGTGATATTGTTTGCATTCATCCCATTTTCTCCTGTAGCTTTTTCACCGCTTCGATTGTCTCGGCGGTTGCTTTTTTACTTTTCGGCAATTTGCCGTTTTTCTGCTGTTCGATGTATTCGGGCATCGGTATAACCGCTTTCGGTCTGCCGCCCTTCTTCCCGTTTTCATATTTCCGCGTATTTGCGTCGATTTGGGGCTTCACAAGCGCAAGGAATATTTTCACGGTCAAATTATCGCCCTCATACGTTTCGCCCTTCAGAGCGTACTTTCTCATTGCGTCAAGGGCTTCTATTGCGATGTCGCCGGGCATTTCCATGAGTGCGTCGATCTGATTCTCATAAATAACGAATCCATTCCGATCAGACATAATTCTTATGGACAACCCGCATCCATTCGTCGCGGCTGTGCGCCCTTTCAAAATAAAGCTGGGCGATTGCTTTCAATACATGCCGCTGCACATTCACGCCGGTGCCGGTTGTGTGTAACCACCTATGGATTTGTGGCGTTACCCATATGAACAAACCCTCATCATCTGCCCAGCTCCGAAGCGGGCCGTTCATGATGTGATGCTTTTCGAGCGGTTCGCCGAAATCTCCATAAAATGCGCCGGTTACATAGCACTGTTTAATATCGCCCTGAATCAAACTCGTTTTCATATCTCCATAATGCCCATTCTATAAATTCGTTGTCTTTTGGTTCGATCGGGACGAACTTCGCCGTTTTTCCCTTCGGAACCCATAAGCATGCGCACTCTTCGACATCTTCAGCCATTGCGATTTTGTACATGCCTAACTGAAGCGCCAAATATTCAACGTCAAGAACTGCGGTGCTTTTGATGTCGATCAGGCACGTTTTCCCGCGATGCGTTCCATACATGTCATACGTCCCGGCAAATCTGTCAGTGTGAACCATCTGCTCAACCTTGCGAATGAGGATTCTTTCTTCGAAAAAAATGTCCTTCACTTGATCGGTCGATATTTTCATGAGTTCGCTCTGCCGCTTTCTTTTGCCTGTGAGCGCGTATTCTTCAATCCATGAGTGAATCCGCTGTCCGTATTCAGCTTTCTCTTTCAGAACGCTTCTCGGAACGTTCTCGAAGGATTTACCGAGCACCGCCGTCACGATCTGAGTGACCGACGGAAGAACCACACCGCCGTTTGTGTATGTGTGGCTCTCCGGGTCGAATGTGATCATTCTTTGAAAGTCACCCGAAGCGATTCGGCGACTTCCGATTCTTTTGCGAACTCTTCGAAGATTTTCGGCTTCTTCTCCTTGAGTGCTTTGGTGTCCAGTGCCTTCTTTGTGTGCGCTGGCGTGTATGTGATGATGATTTCTTCGTTCATGAACGATTTCACGCCGTTCTCTTTCATCGCCTTCATGACCGCCGCCTTGAAGCCGTCCATTTTCACCTTGTCGCGCTTCATGCGAAGATCCAGCTTTTTCGCCTGTGCAATCAACGCCCGGGTTTCTGCCGAGACTGTGACCATGTTGTCGTCGATTCTTTCGATTTCGAATTTGTCTTTCATGCTGCTACCTCATTTCTCACCTGAGCGCTTTCTGTTTCCATTCTTTTGATGATCGAAGCCGCCTGTGTTTCTGTCAGTTCGTCGATTGTGTGGATTTTATACACTTCCATCATCTGTCCGAGCCGCTGCCCCTTTCCGTCGAATAACTGTTCGAGTCTTTTGATCTGCTCTGCGGTCGCTTTCCGGGGCTTCTGAGCGCCTTTATCTTTTTTCGGGCTCTCCTTCGTTCCTTTGTCTTTGTTCTTCCCTGCGGTCTCGTCTACCGCATCATCCTCGGTGATTTCCATCGCCGACAGCCACAAATAGCGGCGCATGTATGTGTGAATAGCTCCGATGTCCTGAACGCCTTTCATCCCGGCGGTCGCTGTTTCCGAGGAAAATGTCACATTGTCGCCCGGTTTGTCGGTGTTGATGATCATCAGCTTTGCAAGCGGCGGATATTCGGTGACAACACCGTCGTCTTGTTCTTTGTATGATTCCTCAATTCTGAAGAATGAGCACAAACCCAACTGGTCAAAGATTTCGATGACTGCGGGAAGGAAATCTTCAAGTTTGAAATATTCAAAACCCGCATATTTATTGAATCCGCTTTTCTTCAGCGGTCTCTTCAGCAGCTCCACTCTCGCCTTGCTGAGCTTCTGGTATACATTCATTTCACTCATTGTTTTTTCCTTCTTCCTCTGCATTCACAAACGCGAGCACTCTGTCGGCGAATCCGTCGTCCTTGTCTTCTGCCGGGTAATCTTTCGCCCAGTCAACGCCACCCGCCGCCGGTTCTCTGAAGTTGCAATAATATCGGCGGATTTCTTTCTCGTCCGCGTCAATTCGTTTGATGTCTTCGGTGATTCTGTCGAGCCTGTCAAATATCGCGTCGATTTGTGTCTGTGCGTCAGTGTGCACCCGGCATTCCTGTTCGTTCAATTTCGCAAGCTCATCGAGGTCTTTCTCGGTTTTTTTCTTTGTGGCTATAAGATCATCAGCCACGTTCTTGTTGATGACCGCAACCTGTTCGGTGATTTTCGCGAGTGTTTCAACCCTGTGCGTGATACCGATCAGACATGCGCCTGTGGCAATAAAGCCGATAATCACGCATATAGTGACTAATATGTTCATGCTTTCTTTCTCCTCTTCTCCAACAGTTCCAGCGCTTCATTCAGTGAATCAATAAACATTTCGAGGTCGGTATACTGTTCGGCAATGTTGTCGCTAAATTCATAGCCCTTGTCGCGGGCGTCCATGTATGCATTCCACGTTTCGCTTTTGATGTCTTCGGCTTCATCGCGAACAATCTCGATGGTGTCGCGCCAATCGTCGTTTCGAATCATAAGCCCGCCCTCTTGATCAGGTAGTTTCTCCAGCTTGCAAAAGTGAATGGCACGTCAGCAAATTCGTCGCCATTTACCCCGGCAAGAATGAGATCACCGACGAAATTGAAACCGAAAAGGTTCATGTTGTACGGTAAACCCTGAAGCCATCCCTCTTCGTGGCAAATAATCACGAGGTCGCCGGTCGCCTTCAGCTCTGGCGGAATTAACTCTTTGTGGATCGTCACTGTTTCGATGTATCCGCCGACATGCTTCTTCAGATTTTCCAAACTGTCGCTGATGTTTGTCGAGTGTCCGCGCTCTTCGTCTGCGCGTTTGATGATGACCTTAATTTTTTTCATAAGAAGATCACCTCAAGAATTTTGGTGGCGATCACCATCAGAATCATCGGGATGATTCCCGTCATGACTCCACACATGATGATTGTGTCGCCGATTGTCATTTCTTCGTTTTTCATGATTAACCCCCATTGTGTTAAAATGTGGGTGGCTTTTCTGAGCCACCGTGTTTCCGATCCGTCGTGCCGCCAAGCAATTCGATGGATCGGGCTTTTTTTATGCGCTCAAGTGCTGCCGCTGTGCGGATGCTTTCTTCCGTGGAAAGATCAGCGCCTTTGAATCTCTCCCAGAATGCTTCGATGTCCTTCTCTGAATATCTCCATCCTTTCTTTCCGACCTTGATACCGATCAGCATTCCCAGTTCTCCGAGAAGCGGGAATTTGTGCCGGTCGATTCCGGTCATTTCTGCCGTTTCTGTGACTGAATAGGTCGCAAACATATCACTGCTCCTTTTCGGTCGGTTTGATGCCGAGATGCTCCGCTCCCGCGTCGATCAGCATTCGAATAGTTTCCGACTTCGATTCGTTGTAGTGAATACGCTGCATTTCGTCGATGATTGACAACTCTTTCGCTGTCGCCATGAATCCAACAAGCTCGCCGTTTACTGCTGCCACTGCTTTCGCTCTCCTTTCTTAAATGTTTTAAACTTTATGATTCAAATATAAACCTTTAATCTTCAAGAGTCAAACAGTAAAATAACAAAAAATTCGCCCGTCGAAATGACTGGCGTGTTTTTATGCAGTTTAAAAGTTATAATGTTTATAAGAAAGAAGGTGTAATCATGGCAACAGCAAAGCCATTCATCGGTGGAAATGTCTCTCCTGAGGTCGCCGATGCGATTGAAGAATTTTACTGGACGAATCGTCTCAAATCAAAAGCCGCCGCCATTGAGTTCATTCTCCGGGCGGGTATGGCTGCTTTATCTGACCAATATCCCGAACTCGATCTGAATGCGAAAACGGAAAGATGGAAAAAAGAAAGCGATGAGTTCGCCGGTCAGCCCTAATATACCTATATTTCTAAATTATCTTGATTCTTATAATTTAAATCTAACTGATATATAACCTTGTAGTTACTAATATATATTTATATATTACCAATACCTATATTTCTATTTCCCGCGTTTGCTTTCAGTTGGTTTAATTTGGTTACGTTTGGTTTATTTTGATTTTATTTGGTTTTTTGAGGGTATTTTTCTATGGCAAAAGACATGAAATATATACGCAAGCGGAAGCGAAAATACGGCTTCGCTTTCATCGTCGATATTCCCTACAAGGACAACGACGGAACACCGAAGCATTTCACTGAAACCGTGAAAGTTCGCGATCATGAGACAGAAGCCGCAGCACTGTTGTTCGCCCAGCACGTGCGCAACGATGCGCTTCAGGGCATTTCTGCCGGGACGCTGCGGAAAGTCTTCCCGACTGTCGGCGCACTCTACAAAAAGAAGTTTGACCTCATGCCGCTCGCGATCAGCACCCGCGACAAACAGAACTCATGCTATAGATATTCGATCATAGCCTATGAGAATGTCCCACTCGATCAGATAACCACCGCCGATATACAGACATGTGTCAACCAATACGCCGAGAATCATTCCGATGATTCAATTCATCGGTGTGTTTCCATTTGGCGGCAAATCTACAAGGTCGCCACGATTCTCGAATATCAAATCGCCGATAAATCTGCGGCAATCGTGATCCCAAAATCGAAATACCGGCGAAAAAGGAAAGATGTCACGATGGAACCGGGCGAGTTTGAAACGGTCCTGGTCGAACTCCTCGCGGGTGATTATGATGACATCGGCATATATTACATGCTCCAAATTATGTACTATACCGGGTGCCGCCCTGCTGAAGCTCTGGCCCTGCGCCGGGAAGATATTCACGAGACATATATCTCGATAAACAAGCAAATCGGAAGCACAACACGCGCCCGGCAACAGGATGTTCCAACCAAAACCGAGAAATCGACGCGGAAGGTGCCCATTCCGCCCGCTCTGCGCCCGATTCTCGATGAGATGATAGAATGGTCATCCTTCGACCTTTTGCTCGCTGACAGCCACGGAAACGCGCGAAATATAAGCCGTATAGACGATACAATTTCACGAATCAAAAGAAAGACGGGTGTGAAATTCTTCCCGTATAAGCTGCGGCACCAAATGTCCACCGATTTGATAACACTCGGCAAGCCTGTCGCCGCCCGTGATATTTTGGGCCATACCTCGTTCGGGATGACGCTCGATTATGCCCGTTCGACCGAGGATCAGCTCATGGACGCGGTAAAGGAAAGAAATCCAGCCGAAAAACAGCCGAAAAACAACCGCCACGAACCGCCATCAACCGCCATTTTTCGACATTACACAATACTGCGGATAAATGCCATGTTTTCGCTGATTTCCCTTATAAAATCGGGCTTTTTCGCACAAAAAAAGGAACCGGACGGCTCCAGTTCCGAATCCCTATAAAAGCGGCGTACGGGAATCGTGTAATCACGAAATCCGCATTATTTCGGTGTTTTTTACCGATCAGCCGAAAAAATAGCCGAAAAACTGCTATAATTATCTTGTTTCTAAATAACATTCCGATTCCCCTATCGGAAAAAGGTCGGGCTCTTGTCCTTTCTATCCCGATCTTTTTTTATTTTTTCGCAAACGAAAAAGCCCCCGATTGGCTGCGCATTTGCAACCCGGAAACGGTGGGCTTTCCCTGCTCTTTCAAGCTAAAGAGAACAACGGTGTCGCCGTTATTATATCACACAAAAAAAGCCGCCGGTTTTGCCCGGCGGTTTCTTCAAACATGATGGTTTATTATTTCGCTCTGGTACTCGTCGCGAACCTCTCTCAATTTATCGACGCCATTCCCGTCGATCATGTGGTTAACGATAGCATTCAGGGCTTTTGTCGTATAGCGATCGGTCGCTTTCCGATCGGCTTCGGCTTTCTCAAGAATAACAATTCGCTGTTCATGCTCTTCGATTTTCTTGATCGGCTGCATTGCCCACTTCAAAAAAGCGGCAACAGCCATCACGCCGCCGACAATCCAAAAGATTTGGGATAGTGATAATGTGATGTCACTCTGCATTCGCGTCGCCCTCATACAGCTCTTTTTTCGCTCTCTCGTATTCGGCGACAGACATGCGAATGCACCCGGCGAGAAATGCGCCGAATGCGGAAATGATTGTGGTTGCTACGGCTGTGAGCTGCCAATCGACAGCAAGCCCGACAACGCCGACAAATGTCGACAGTGCCGGGATGAAATAAATCGCGATCCACTTAGCCACGTCATAGACTTCGTTTGTCCAGTTCTTCGGATTCATGTTATTTCCTCTCAAGTTCTCCGTCACTATTGAAATATGCGACAACGGTCTGCGTGCCGGTAACCATTGCACCGGAATCATCGCAATAATACCAGCGGTATTTCCCGTCTGCGCGCTTCAGGTGCAACCATCCCGTTTGCATTTCTCCCGATTCGTTCATGTAATACCATTTTCCGTTCCGTTTCTGCCATCCGGTTAACATTGCACCGGTTTCGCCTAAGAGATACCACGTGCCTTTGTCTTTAATCCATCCGGTCTGCATATAACCGGCTTCATCGAAGTGATACCAATATCCCGCGATCTTCTGCCAGCAGTTTTTCGGATAGCTGCCGTCCGCGTTCTGATACCACCACCCTTTGCTGTCTTTCTTCCACATAGCTTTCCCTGTTCCTTTCGATTCTTCGACATACGGGCTATAAATAAACCCGATGAAAGTCTGTCCGAAAATGTTGTATGGCGGCTGATGTCTCGTCAAAAAGAAACGAGTGCCGCCATAATTGCTCTGACTGACAAGGATTGAACCATCCGCATGTACTTCTTCAACGACCGCGACATGTCCGCATCCATCGCGCCCATTCCAAAGATTGCCCGATTTCCATACGATCACCGCGCCGATTTTCGGCGTTTTTCCCGTCTTCAATCCGTTCGCTTTTGCGGTTGCGAGCCAATCTTCGGCGTTACATGTCGGAATCTTTGCGTTTCCAGTGCTGCCGCCCTGTTCCAGTAACCTTCCGTGCGCGTACCCGACGCAGTTGGCGAGACACGAGTTCCCGCCGATGAGAATGCAACGGTTATAACCGCCCCGCCCGTATTTGAGGTAATACGGATTTGTGGTCGATGGTGCCGTTAATCTCGGCTTGTATCCGCTCGCGCCGATGCCTTCAGGCGCTTCGCCGTCTTCCTCTGGCACAATGATTTCGATTCCTTCCTCTTTCAGTGACATCTCGAAATCGTCATATGTTAAATTCTGTTCAGGCATCTTCTGTCTCCTTCCGTGTTTTTGGTTCAATAAATATCCGATTGCCCGATGCGGATTTCGGCGAGCACTTCGCCGAGTTCTTCCGCTGTGAGTGATCCGCGCTTCGATTCATGGACGAACTGAGCGAAATCACCATAATGCTCTTTTGTTTCTTCTTCTGTGGTTTTCTTGTCTTCCATACGAATCACCAAAAGAAAGGAACGGCTTTAAACCGTTCCTTTTACCATTCTGTGATTTTGGCGAAAAGTTTCCCGTTCACCTGAATGATTTCGACTTCATATGTATGGTTTGCCTTCACTGTGAAATTTGGATCCACGCTGCAACCCGTCGGAAGTGACAGGTTTGTCGGTGTGCTTCCCGAGACAAACATAACATAATAGCGGTGAATGTATCCGTCATCGGCGGTGTTGAGAATGTTCAAATCCAGCTGCACAAGCTCGCCATAGACATAATACTTTTCGGGATTGATGTAAATGCTGATAGCCTGTGATGCTGTGTCGATCAGTTCGGGCAAATTGACCGATTCATATACCGCGCCCGATGTGATCGGCGAGGTGCTGCTTTTAATTGCCTTCGTGAGAACACGAACATTTCCCTTGTTCGCACCATCCGCGAGAAGAGTAATCCACGCGTTCCCGCTACTCTCGGAATAATTGAGCGTATACGCGGGAATTGCTTCGACCTCTGCCGCGACATCTTCAACACGCTGGACAATATCGGTGGTGTCTCCGATCTGCCCGGCGGCGTCGATTGCTCTCTGAAATAATGAGATATCACTTTCGGAAGGCTCCGCATCGTTTCCCGGTCTGCACTGAACCAACACGGTGAAATTTGCGGATCCATGTTTCTGATTGTTGATCAGAATCTCAAAAGTTGCCGGGCCCGCTGCCGCTGTCATCTGCTCGGTCTCTTCGATCACAACGCGACCGGCGCTGTCTACCGTTCCCGCATTTGCGATAATATTACCGTCTGATTTGAGCCCGATAATCGAGCCATTTGCGACCGGCTGTGCGACTCCATTCTCGTCTTTGAGACTGAAGATCCACCTGTCGCCGCTTTCGTTCTGATTCGCACCGAAAACAAGTGGAAGATGCCGCCCACCGGCGAAAAGATACAAATCAAAATATCTGTCGAGCATATCCTTTTTTTACCTTTCCATAAGTCCGAAAATCGTGTCCGCAAGTGTTTTGCGAACCGTTGAAATTGTTATGTTCTCGTACCGATCAGCCAAAACGTTGTACACGGTTTTGACCACTTTCGCGCTTAACGCGATATTAAGCGGCGGATAGATAATCTGCACGATGTCGCAAAGGTTCACGTGCTCCAGTGCGTAAAACTCTTTATATTCGAGTGTCTGCCATAATGGGACGAACTCAACATCCACCGATATTTCGGGATTCTGAGAACGCTCCTGGGCGAACGCTGCCGCTTTTAAATTGAGCTGTGCGACTGTCGGCGTTTCGGTGAACTCTTGCGTTAAATCAACCACCACAATGTGCTGGCTTCCGAGATTGTTGGCGACCGTCTGAAGCGCGGATTCGACATATATGTCACCGCTCTTATAGAAACCGACCACGCCCGTCACGACTTCGGAAAGATCGACGGTGTATTGTAAACCGGTGAGGTTCTTTGTGTATGCAATCTTTACACCGTTGTCTTTTCCGCGTGATTTCCACAATTTGACAGAATAGCGATCCCATTCCAGTTCGCCGCCGAACAGGTCGATCATTGAGCCATCTATACCACCAAGAAGAGTTTTTAATGGCGTGGCTTCTTCGCATCCGTATTCATGCACGGGTGCGGAATCGCTGTCCGCGTCCGTGGTGAATGTGAACGGGTTCGTGCTGTTTTTGATATAGCGGTTTTCGACTTCCCAAAACTTCGACGGGTATCGGGTGCCGGGCGACTGTGAGTTCTTTCCGATAATTACGCTATTGAGTTCATAGCTGATGTGTTCTGCATCGACTTGAATGTCGCCGTTCATGTCATATGTGACCGTCACAATTCGGAACGGCTGCGGGTGCTCTGCGTTGTCGTATGGCTGCGCAAGAATAATCCTGTCGACAGAGATCTCTTTCGCCCACATGCCGCCGCGAGGATAGTGCATTTCTAGCGTATAGCCGCCGTTTCTTTCTTCCGTGACCATACACTCGATACAATCCGCAAGCGGGCAAATACCGAAGTTTGTGAAGGTTGTGGCGGTACTTTCGAATAGTCTCGGAATCATAACCGCCACCACCGAGGATAGATATTTACAAGCCCGATACCATTCCCGAACGTCACGCCCGCATAATACATATACAATTCGGTGGTATCTCCCGTTAATTCGGGAAAGACCAAACCTTCACCGACCGCCGATTCTGCCGATGTGAGAAACAAGAACTCCGTGAGGTTGTTCTTTGCTTCGTCATAGACATACTGAACATCGCAATCAATGAAAAAATGCGATACGCCGGTGTCATTAACACGGAAAATGTATTCATCGAGCTGTTCGCCGTTCTCATAATTTCGGATTTCGAAATACGGCGAAATATTTGTGAAACATTCGATCAGCGGTTTTGCCGGGTATCCCGTCGGGTTGCTGATGGTGATCTTTCGCCCAGCTTTTGCACTGAGTTCGACCGCTTCCCCGTTGATGATCATGTTTGTGTCGATCTGAAGGTTTACGGTATCAATATCGGAAATACCCGCGAGCCTGATGCGGAAATACTTCTCCGACGCAAGGAATCGGCGCTGTATTGCCGACGTGGATGAGATGCTATATTCGTATGTATTGACCGCCGTTCCGCTCGCGTTAAATGTCTCTATTGTGAGCGTTCCGGTTTGTCCCTCTGGCATTGTGGCCGAAATGTTGACCGGCTGCGTGCCTGTCGGAATATAACCGGAAGCCGCTCCGCCCGCTGAGACATAAAGCGGCATAAACTGAAGCGCTTCCTCGCCGCTTTTGAGGTATCTCTGCGGCTTGCAATTAAAAGACAGGTCGAATGTTCCACCTTTGTTCCACTGCGTCGTGGATGGCTCCAATCCGTCCGAGAATGACGCAAGGCGGAACTCATCCGGGTGATATGTGTCTTCTAATCGGTGATAGCCGAGTTTTTTGCAAAGTTCCGCACGGAACTCTTTCATGTGTTCGGGGAAATCATACGGAATGAATGCGGGATATGTGACTTCGATATTTTCCCATTTTCCGTTGTCAACGATGAGGTCGCCGTTTCTGCCCGGCACGCTGATATATTCAACGGAACGCTTCGGCGCTTTATATGTACCTTCTCCCGAAATCCATACAAAATGGTCGAGCGTCTTCAGCCCGCCGAAAATAAGATAGTTCGTCATTTCGCCCATACTGCTTTTTTCCTCATGACATCATTCTGAATTTTTCGAGATACTACGTTCGCAATTTCTTCGGTGTTCTGTCCGGGCGCCGCGTTGACTGTGATCGGCATATTAAACACCGTACCGCCCGCGTATTGCTTCAAGGCATCCAATCCGAGAATTACTTCCTTCCCGGCTTCACCGCCGCCGAGAAGCGATCCGTTCATCGCTCCGAAAATCTGAGCGCCGTCAAGAACATATGCGTTGTCCATCGCTTTGCGGTACCAATCGACCGAAATCTTCGGCACGCTTGGCGGCATTAACGAGAATGAACCAACGAGTGAAAAGTGCGGCATCTTCAGTTTTGGCAAGCTCCACGAGAAATTAAAAAAGCCTTTAATGGCTTCTATGGCATTTCTGACCGCTTCCTTTGCAGCGTCGATTTTCTCCGTGATTGTGTTCTTGATCGCGTCGAATTTGTCCTTGATCGACTGCCACAATTCGCCCGCTTTCGCTTTGATCGTGTCCCAGTTCTGATACAATGCGACCCCGATCGCCACCGCCGCCGCAATACCGGCGACAATCAATGCGATAGTTCCGATCATGGGCAACATGGCGACATTCAAGGCGGTCGCCACCGTCGATATTGTCGCAATGATACCGGCAATCGGTGAGATGGCTGCCACTAATCCGAGAATGGTCAAAATGAACGCCTGAACGCCACCGTCAAGATTTCCGAACCATGAAAGCACGCCCGTGATAATATCCACCAACGTTTCAAGCGCCGGGACAAGTGTGTCCGCAAGCGCAGCACCCGCCGAGAAAAACGCCTGTGTCGCTTTTCCCTTCAGTTCGTCAATCTGGTCATTAAATGCGACCGCACTTTCGACGGCATCCTGTGAAAGAATATTGCCGGTTGCTTCGGCATCTTCTCCGAGCTGTTTCAGCGCTTCGCCGCCATCATCGACAATGCCCGCCATTTCCATCGCGGATTTGCCGAACACTTCCATGCTTAACGCATCGCGTTCGGTTTCGTTCTCGACCTTTGAAAGTGCTTCGATTGAGTCATACCAAACATCTGTCGCGTTTCGCATCTTTCCATCTTGGTCGGTGATCGCAACGCCCAGCGTCTCGAATACCTTCGCGCCGGACGCCATGTTCTTTGTTAATTTTGTGATGCTTCCGGTCATTGACTCATAAGAAACGTCAATAAAATCGGACGCATATTTCATCTTCTGAAGTTCTTCAACCGAGAAACCTGTGACATTCGCCATCGTAAGAAGATCATCGGCGTTTGACGCTGCGGATGCTGCCATTGCGACCATTCCCGCCGCTGCTGCTCCCGCCGCTGCTGAAATCTTCGCCGTCTTCTCTTGTACGTTCTTCGCGCCGGTTGCGAATGCTTCCATGCGCGGACTTGATTTCTTGAACTGCTCCTCAAGGTCTTCGAGTGACTTCGTTGTTTCGACAAGTTCGCGCTGAAGTGCGTCCTGTTGTTTTCTGTTTTCTTCTGTGGAACCGGCGTTTTTCAGGTCTTCAAGCGCTTTCTTGAGTTCCCTCTGCCGTTCCTTTGTCTTCTCTACCGAAGTGTTGAGAAGGTCGTGCTTCTGCTTCAAAAGCTCAACGTTTCCCGGATCGAGTTTCAAAAGTTTGTTAACGTCTTTTAGCTCTGTCTGTGTATCCTTGAGCCCTTTATCAATATCTTTGAGCGAATCGCTCAGCTTGGTTGTATTGCCATCAATCTCGATGGTAATGCCTTTAATTCTTCCGCCCGCCATGATCCGCCTTTCTTTTAAAATCTATCAAAATCTTCTTGTGTTGCTACCCGGTTATATTCGACATCGTCGTTCGCTGATTCTTTGAAAATGTCGATGATCATACCGAGGTCGAGATAGTCAAGTTCGGACATAGATATGCCCGCTTGAATGCACCTAAGCAAAAGCAAACCGACCGTCAACGGGCGGTCGGTCTCTTCGCTTTTTTTTTGCCTGTGGAAATCGAAATGCCTGAAATGCCCCAAAGTTTTAAAATCTCCGGTAACACTTCATAGATTGAAAACATATCAAAACCGTCGAGCCATTCATCCGGTTCGTCGGGAATGTTCGGGTCTCCCTGTTTCGCCATGACATATGCGATATTTTCGAAACACTCAAGGTCGTGCGATGTCAATGTATCGCCCTTGTTGTATTTATCGGACAAGTTTGTCATGTCTTCGAGAATGTCCCGCTGGAATCTCTGACGGTAGATGCGCATCGTCGCGCCTGTGGCTTTGAACCTTACGGCTTTGCCACCAACAGTGATAGTTTTCTCCATTTCTCTCTCCTTATGTCTTTTTTAAGCTGCCGGTGTGATCGTCGGAACAGCTTCGAACCATGTGTTATATGCTGCTGATTCTTTCGGGCATCTAGCCTTAACCATGCGGTCGTTGATACGTGTCATGGCTGTGAGGTTAAATGTCTCGGTCTGCGGTGTGATGCTTGCTTCCTGTGTCTGACCGTTAACAGCCGGGCGGGATGCTGAGCATCTGAAAAAGATATGCCTTGTCGCGCTTTCATCTCCCTGAAACTCGAAGAATAAAGCAAATTCAGCGGCGGAAACGTCACTGGTTTCGTAAAAGATTCCGTTCTGTGTCTGCTTTTCTCCGAGAATGTCCTGACGGAATGAATCGGGAATTAAAGCGAGTTCTAACGAACCGCTGTATCCGTTATTTGCGGAACCCTGCCAATAAACAACGTCGTCCGCATAGAACGGGGATTCATCGCCCGCCGCATCCATCTGAAGACTGACAGCGCCCGGAAGCGGAACCGGTGTGCCATATGTGAGCGCTCCGGTTGTTTCGTCGGTTCCGGTAACTTTGGCATAGTATACATTTCGAAGACCGTACTTGATTTTATTAGCCATTGATTATGATCTCCATTTCATAAAGTGTTTCATACATATGTTCGGATTCGATAAAGGCTTCGGTTTTGTTCCAGTAAATCCCGTGATTTCTGAGAACCTGTTCCACCCTGATCTCGTCCTTCGGTGATTTTGTAGCGGTGTAAAGCTCAATATTTAACGCGGTGATTTTGATGTATGTTTCATCATCTGCGCCGAAATTGTTCGAGTTCGGGAAATAATACACGGTATACGGAAGCGGCGGAACCTGTTTGTTCGGATATTGTTCGTAACGGGTCGGCAGTCCCGTTTCTTTGATCATCTCTGCAACTTCCTCTATCGTCATTTCAGTTTCTCCTCGATTTTCTGAACTACTTCGGTTTGAACTTGATCGTTCACCGGCGCTATGTGCGGGAATGCCAGCGTGCGTCCACCGTTTTGCTTTACATGCCCGAACTCAAGTAAATGAGTTAATCCGGGCTTTCGGTTGTAAACCGTTGCGGTCGAATATATGCGTTTTTTCTCGATTTTTACCGCCCAGGAACGTTTGTAATCTCTTCCGTTGAATGTCCCGGATTTCTTCAAAGTCTTCTGGGCGTCCTTTGCGACCTCTTCGATAGATTCTTCAACGACCTCGTTCACCTCGTGACCGTATTCGTTGAGCATCTCCCGAACAGTTTCAGCAAATTGCACCGGCTGGATAGTCTGTGCCATTTCTTCTCTCGCAATACAACTCGATGATGTCGTTCCGCGCTAAATATGTGCGGTAAATCGCATAATAATGACCGTTATATTTGAGAATCTCTTCCCCGTGATAATCCGGGGCGAATACACGGAACCGAAGCTCCGGGTTTAATCCGTTCCGGGCGCCTTCAAACCATTCGGAACCCGTGACTGATGTCATATTTGCATAGACCGTTCTTTCGATCGGCTGCGCACTCGTGACCGCCGCGTCGTTTTCGCTGTAATACTGCGCGACAAGCTGAATCGGCGTTGACCTATCCATCCGACCGGCTCCAGTTCGTGAAACCTGTGGACATGCTCATTTGTGCCTTCTGCTCGTCATATGACGCTTTCAGGCGTTCGTATTCGTCCGGTTCACCGAAGTGCATCTTCACATATGTCGCTACCGCTGTGAGAACGAGCGGATTCGTGAGGAGAACGTTTTCACCGTCAACGCCCGCGACATTCAAATCGAGAAGCGCCGCGTTGATCAGTCTTGTGATTTCTGAATCGAACGCGTCCGTCACTATGCGCGCGGCAAGTTTGACCGCTTTTAATGCTTCGTCCATTTTGCTCTCCTTCTATTGAGTAAAAGGGGCGGCTTTTTGAGCCGTCCCTTTTTGGTTTATTGGTGATTAGGCTGTGCCGCCACCGCCTTCGCCATTTGAAATCTTGACGATGGCGAATGCTCTGTTTGCGACAAGGCCGAGCGCGATATATTCGCGTCCGACAATCTTCACAAGATCTTTCTCTGCAAGACTGAGATTGTCGAGCTTCAGATTGATCTCGTCACCGTTCGGGAAGTTTGCAAGCGCTCCAACTTCGAAGTCGCCGACGATAACATCTTCAATCTCGCTGAAATAAACAGTAAGACCTTCGAACGGGTCAAACGCATACTGTCCCTCTCTCGCCGCAAGTTTGATATTTGCGTATGTAGCTTTGGACATAACCGCAACCGGATTGACCGCATCATCTGACAGTCGTGCAAGGCCCAGAAGAACGGCGGAAGTCGGGTCTACTGCGGTGATGTGCGGAACACCGACAGCTGTCGCGGTTGCATCGCTTGACGCGTCTTTGACCATCTGAAGAAGCTCGTCTTCTGCTCTCTTTGCGATTCTGTAGGTGATTTCGTCATAAATGTAATCGAGGAACTCTTCGCTGCCCATATCCAGCGCTTCGTCGGAAATGGTGATCCATTTCTTGATGGATTGCGGAATCATTTCCACAACACCGATTGTCAGGACTTCTTCATCAACTGCGTCCGCTCCTTCACCGTGATATTCTGCGCCTGTTGCGGATAATTCGAAACCGACCTTAATGTTTCCGCGAATGTATGACTTTCTGACAAGGTTCATGATGCCCAGCTTTTCCCACGCTGTGCGGATTCTGCCTTCGACATATGTCGGAACCGGTACCTGTCCGCCTGTCACATTGGTAGACAGCAGTGCGCGGCATTCTCTGTCGTCGCCTGTCTTGATGTAATTCGCAAATGCGTTGATGTATTCCTTTGATTCTCTGATTTCTGCGAGTGTAGGCATTTCGCTCTTTCCTTCCTTTTCTCCGATTTTGTCGACCGGCTGCGCCTTCATCTTTGCGACCTTGTCGAGCGTCGCACGCTTTTCACTGGCGGCGGCAATCAGCTCGTTTTTGCGCTCGATGAGGGCATCGGTCTCTTTGCTGAGTGCTTCGATGTCTGCGCCTTCGGCTTCGATTTCTGTGGAAATCTCGTCCATGCGCTTTTCGATGTCTTCCATCTGCATCTCTTTAATTTCCATACGTTTTGTTCCTTTCCAGTTTCAGACGTAAAGCAAGGGCCCGGATTGATCTCTGTCTCTTCTCCGCTTCCAGTCGCTCCGCTGTCCGTTCTTCGATCGCTCCGTCGAGAATTGCGCGGGCTGAGACTCCGATCTCCGTGTAAGGATTTGCCGGGAATGCTACCGCTGAAACGTCGTAAAGTTTGCGAACCTTGTCGATTACCCGGACGGCTCTTGTTTCGTCCAGCCAATCAATGTGGTCGCTTTCTATCACAAATGAAAAAGACATCTGTGTATAATTCCCCACTCTGATGTCTTCCTTCATTGCTCTAGCTGCTTCTGTGAGGGTCAAATCACTTGATGTGAAAAGCCCCCGATCGGTCACCGATAATTCAACCGATCCGTTTTTTGTTCGCGCCAATACTGCGCCTGTGTGATCTCTGAGGAATACCACGTCGCTCATGTCCGTGCCTTCAAACGCGTCACGGGCAATTCTTTCGTAAAGCTCGGTGGTGTCGTCCTTGTATAAGAGATATGTGTCGAACGTTGCCGCGTATCCGGTCACCCGTTCATCTTCTTCTCTGACCTCAAACGAACCGAGGTTTCTATATTCTCTGTCTGCTTTGATAGGCATTGATCTTTCCTCTCCGAAATATTTGTCGATCTTCTCATGCTCGAAGTCTTTATCATCGCGGCTGTCGTCGTTATCGACCCGGCTTTTCGCTTCATCCGGGGAAACATCGAGGTGAATTTCTTCATACTCGCCGAGCGCTTCGACAATTTCGTCCGTCGGCTTGCTCGCGATCACCCACAACGATTCGATGCTTTCGGCTCCGTCTGCCGCCCTGATGAGGTCATATCTCAACCGGTTAACGACATGCCGCTGCCCTTCAGTTCCTTCGCTGTGTGGCTTCATTCCAGTCACCGCGACAAACATGTCATCCCAATCGAAAATGATGTCATTGTCGCCGTGGTGCTCTTTGACGTATGTACTTTTTCCCGCACCGGGTGAACCTGTCACAAGATACTTTTTCATTGTGTCGTTCCTTCCCGTGTGAACTCGCCATTGCTGTCGATCATGTAATACTCGCCGCGAATTGTGTACGCCTGACCTTGCCCATCGGGAAGCGGTGCAAGATTCCAAATATCGCGAACCTCGTCGCGGTTCATAATTCCGCGATCGGCCATCTGACTCGAAACATTCAGCTTTTCTGCTGTCGTCATGTACTGCAACCGGTTCGATGTTGCCATGAGAAGCGAACCCTGTGCGCGTTCCCTGTCTGAGAAAATCGCCTGTGTCATGGTTTCACTGAACTGAATCGCAAACGGTTCAACCACTGACTCATAGAAGGCGGCCCACGCGTCGCCATATGCGCGGCTCTGAAGCACGTCCTCGTTCACTGCGAAATAGTTATAGACGTTGGTGCGAATTTCCTTAAGCTCGGCCTCTGGTACCGTATACGCGTCTTGTTCGATTTGTTTGATGTCCGCATATGTATTCGGGAATAGCAAAAGACCGCCGTTCCCTTCTTCGGCCCTAAAATTCGTTTCGTTGAACCGCTGCCGTTCCTTCTTCAGATCTTCCGTTTTACTGAAATTGTTCACGCGCGCCATGAACCGATATGTCGCCCCGTTGTTCACGGCTTCCTTTACGCTTTCATTGTTCAAATGAATGAGCGACATGGTCGGGTCAAGTGCGTGGTTCGATTCGCCGAAGAAATCACTCCGGTATTGAAATTTTGTGATGATCGCGCATTCGCTCAAATAATCGGCGGCTTTCTTTCCGTGTGCGAACTCATAGCGCAAGAATGGAACTCCATCAGCTTCGACAATCTCGCATCGGTTCGGCAATACCGGCGTATATCCGACAGGGTTCATCAGTTCGTCGTATACCGGTACAATCACCACCGTGTTGTGCATGTCGAGGATGGTCGATGCTCTGTAAAGAAATTGACTCCATGTCTGCCAATTATTCGGCTTCAGTCTTAGCTTTGTCTGAAGCGTTGGTTTGGCTGCGCCTTGAATTTCCACCTTTAGTTTGCTGATATGTCTCGCTCTGGCGTCGATCACTGACCGCACCAGTTCGCTTTCATAAAGCCCGCCGCGCCATGTGGTGAAATGCGGCTGGTAAGCCGTCAGTGTTTTAAAATAGCCGTCGTTTTTATAGGCGGCTTCCACATTGGGCTTCTTGAATATCCAATCAAACAACCCCATTTTTCTCACTCCTTAACTGTTTTCGAGTTGGCTCCCGATTTCGGAATACCATTTCTGTCGCACGGTCATCGCGTCCAGTAATGCCGCCGTGCCGTCGACATGTACACCGCCCGAAACCTTCACAAGCCTTCGCCGCATTGTTTCGCTGTTTTGCTTCATCGCTGAATCGAGCAGATGGATTTTTAACAGGTCATTGTCACCAATCCGAATGTTTCCGTCCCGCATTGTGCCCTCGACCTCGTCAATAACCGGGCTGAGGTTCTCGCCCTGCCATACGTCGTCCATTTGGAACCCGTAAGCGCTCATGTCCTGAATGAGATACTGCGCACAATATCGGTCATATCCGACTTTTAACGGAAGAATTTCATATTCTTCGACAAGTTGGCGGAACCAATTCTCACAATCGTGATAATCGACGAAATTGTCGCCCGATTCCATGAGGAACCCGCGCTGTACATAAATTCGGTAAGGAATCCCATCACGGGCGGATGCTTCGTCGATCTTCTCGCGCGGCATAAAGAATTTCGCGAACACGTTGAGGATGCCATTCTTTTCGATGACCACCGTCGCCGCCGTGAGGTCGGTTGTCCGTGAGAGGTCGATTCCGCCGACGCAATAGGAACCGCGGAAGTCTTCGAGTCTGAGCGGATCACCATAGCACTTGTTAATCGTCTTGGTGTCCAGCCATGCGACCGAACTGTTCTGTTTGATATTGCAATACTTGGTTAAGAACTCCGCCTTTTTCGATAGCGATGACTCGGCGACCGCGATCTCTTCGAGAAGATAATCAACAGAAACCGAAACACCGAGGTTCGGGTTTGATTTCTTCAGCTCGTTTATGTCGTTCCATTTATCGACATCGTCGATTGTGTAAAGGAACGGGGCAAGCCGGGTCTCTCTGCTGTCGCCGTTTATGACGGCTGTGGCGCGCTTTATAAGCTCGTCAAATATTCCGTCGTTCACATATCCCGCCGTTGAAATTGCGAGCATCATAGGTTGTTTCCGGGCGCCCAGCGCGCTCTTGAGGACTTCATATTGCTTCAGTCCCGCGTCACCCTGCCATGAACTCACCTCATCCAAACATATGAAATGCGGGTTCAATCCGTCCGATTTCTTCGCGTTGAACGCGATCGGGCGGGCCGTGCTGTTTGTGCTTTCTACATAAATATCTGTCCTGCGCTTCCGGGCGAGTTCGTTGATCTCCGGTTCTTTTTTAATCATTTCGACGAATGCGTTATAGCAAAGGTTCGCCTGATCGAGTTTCGGTGCAACGAAAAACACCCGCGCACCATATTCACCATCGAGGAATGTCATATATTCCGCGATCGCTGCGGCGAGGAGTGTCTTTCCGTTCTTCCGGGCAATTTCGAGAACTACCTCGCGGAACTGGCGCAGGTTGTTTGCGTCTACAATGCCAAAAATCACCGAAATAAAAGCCTTCTGCCATAGCTCCAATTTGATGAGCTGCGGCGCGAGGGCTCCTTCGTGATGATGGCAAAAGTTTTCAATAAACTTTAGCGCTTTGTTTGCTTTCTTCGCTGAAAAGAAAAAGGTTTTATTTTCCAGTCCTTGAACGATCAGCTCATACCACCGGCGTATATAATCGCCGACAGTTTCGTCGCCGTTTTTGATTGCCTGATAGTATGCATAGATGTAGTTATTCATCGAGTTCATTCAATAGCGCTTCAAGTTTCGACGCTTTTGCTTCTCCCTCTTCGCTGAATGACTTCACAATGTTGATCAGTGTCGAAACGGTACCGTTCGCCGCCGTCGCTGTCTTGTTGTATTCGGTGATCGCGGGATTTGCGACAAGGTTCTGTCTTCCTTTGACATATTCCTTGGTAACTGTCGCGCCGTGTTCTTGTATAGCTTTCTCAAGGTCTGCGAGGATCTTCATTTGTACCTGATACCGTTTAAAGGTTGTACGGAAGAAGAAGTTCGTCGAGATCCCTTTTTCTTCAGCTTTCGCGAGCAGTTCGTTCGCCTGTTCTTGCAGACTCATTTTGTTCATGTTTTTCTCTCCTGAGTTTGTTTATATGCCGGTGCAATTCATAGCGTCGCCGTTTGCTTCTTGTTTGGGATAGCTGCCGATAGGCTTCCGCAATACTCATCCGAGACTCTTGATTATTTCCCATTCGGAATCGCTCAAACTCCAACGAGTTGCGGCGGCTTTCTCTGCGGCGGCTTTCTCTGCGGCGGCTTTCTCTGCGGCGGCTTTCTCTGCGGCGGCTTTCTCTG